GCTTTCAACCTCACCGTCGAGACCGACGCGAACCTCGCGACCCCCGCCTGATCACCAACCGGAGAACTACATGGACACCTACGACGGCGACCCGACCATCTTCACGCGGCAGAACGCTGGCGACGATTCACTGTTCGTCGTCTTCTACATGGGCGTCATCAAGAACGAGGCCCGCACAGCGGAAGAGGGCCGCGCGATCTTCGATGACGTCGAGTGCGTGCGCATCATCATCCCCGGCGACAAGAACACCGTCATCGACCGGCCGGCGAGCGCGCAGGACAAGCAGCGCTTCAGCAAGCAGTACGGCATGTTCAAGCAGGGCATGAGCGAGGAAGAGCAGGTCAGCGGCACGCGCCTGACCGACTGGCCTTTCCTAACCCGCGCGCAGTGCGAGGAGTTCCGCTACCTGGGCATCAAGACGGTCGAGCAGCTCGCGGGCGTGCGCGATGACATCGTCTCGCGCGTGCCTGGGCTCACGCAGCTCAAGCAGCACGCCCAGGTGTGGCTGGGCAAGACGCAGAGCGCGGCCGAGGCGGCCAAGACCTCGAAGCTGATCTCTGAACAGGCCGCGCAGATCGCCGCGCTGCAAGAGGCGGTGCGCGATCAGGCCGCGCGCATCGAGAAGATGCTGGCCACCGGCGTGAAGGCGTGACATGGCGCTGTTCAACAAACGCGGGACCGCCCTGACGATCATTCAGGATGCATGCGGGCAGCTCGGCCTGCCCGTGCCCGCGTCTGTTGTGACCGCCACCAACGACACCACGGCGCAGCAGATGCTGCGCCTGCTCACGTGGTCCGGGCGCAAGCTGATCAAGCCCACCAACACGCACCGCTGGCAGCAGCTGCTGCGCACCTGGGAGCTGGTCACCACCGGCGCGACGACCTACGCGCTGCCGGCCGACTGGGACAGCTTCGAAGACCTGACCGGCTGGAACTCCACCTCGCGCTTGCCGATGCTGGGCCCGGCCACGGACCCGCAGTGGCAGTGCCTGAAGGCACGCGCGCTGGGCAACTCGACCATCTCGGTGATCTACCGCACTCGCAACGGGCTGTTCGAGATTTACCAAGCACCGCCCACCGCGCAGAGCCTGCGCATCGACTACAGCTCGCGCGCTTGGGTGCACGATGCTGCGGACGTCAGCGAGTACCGCGACTACATCGACGCCGACGATGACATCGTGCAGTACGACAACGAGCTGATCACCGCGCTGCTCAAGCTGCAGTTCCTCACCGCCAAGGGCTTCGATACCTCCGCCGCGCAGAGCGAGTACGACGAGCTGCTCGAAGCTGCGATCAGCGCTGACAGCGACGCGCCGGTGCTGCGCGTGACACGCAGCGACAGCTACCCGCTGCTCACCACCGAGTTCAACACCCCCGACACGGGCTACGGGAGCTAACCCATGCTGATGCCTGCCCGTCGCGCACGGCACACGCCGCAGCGGCTCGTGCAGCAGCTGCAGACGGTGCTGCCCCCGGTGCGTGGGCTGAACACCACGGGTGCCATCGCGGACATGCCGCCCACCGACGCCATCGAGATGGACAACCTCATCTCCAGCGAGCTGGGCCTGACCTTGCGCACGGGCTGGCGCGAGTTCGCGACGAACATCGGCGGCGACTCGACGAGCGTGGTGCGCACGGTCATGTCGTACGAGGGTGCGCCTGCGAACTCACTCGCGAACCCGCTGACGTCATCGACGCTGTTTGCTGTTGTCGATGAGGGCATCTTCGACATCGAGGGCGGCGGCGACATGACGGCAGTGCCGACGGTCATGGCGCTGAGCGGCGCCACCAACGCGGGCACGATGAGCCACGTGCAGTTCACCGCTGCAGGCGGCGCTCAGTACCTCATCGCGTGCAGCGAGACCGACGGCGCCTTCCTCTACAACGGTGTGTCGTGGATGAAGATGACCAGCGTCGGCGGCCCTGGTCCCGGCATCATCACCGGTGTCGATCCGTCGACCTTCGTGCAGGTGTGCGTGTGGAAGAAGCGGCTGCTGTTCATCAAGCGCGCCAGTGCGGAGATGTGGGCGCTGCCGGTCGGCGCAGTGGGCGGTGCGGCGACGCTGTTCGACTTCGGCCCGCAGCTCATCCACGGCGGCGCGGTGCTGGGGCTTGCGAACTGGACCCAGGACGATGGCGCGGGCGTCGATGACCGGCTGGTGATCCTGAGCACCTCGGGAGACCTCGTGATCTACGAGGGCACCGACCCGACCGACGCCGCGAAGTTTTCGAACATCGGCACGTGGTACATCGGCCAGCCACCGGTGGGCCGGCGCTGCTTCACGACCACCGGCGGCAACGTCTACGTGCTCACGCAGTTCGGCGTGATCCCGGTGAACCAAGTGGTGCAGGGTGGCCTGGACAACATCCTCACCAGCGACACCGACCTGCTGGTGCAGCTGCGCAAGCTGCAGGAGACACTGAACACCGACTTCCAGACGCTGCTCAACACCGAAGGCTGGGAGCTGCTCGCGCTGCCCAACCTCGCTCTGCTGCAGATCGCGCGCCCCGGCATCAGCGTCAGCGAGAACATCCAGTACGTCTTCCAGCAGCACAGCATGGCGTGGTCGCGCATGCTCGACGTGCCCGCGCGCACCTTCGCTCGGCGGCTCAATGAGGTGTATGGCGGTACCGACAACGCCCGCGTGCTGCGTGTGTTCTCGGGGCACACCGACGGCATGCTGCTCGATGGCACTGGTGCGCAGGAAATCCGCGCGCGCCTCACGCCGGCCTTCAGCTACCTGGGCGCACCGACGGTCAAGAAGCAGCTGCTGATGATGCGGCTGAGCTTTCTGGCCAGGGCCAATCCTTCGTACGCGGCGCTGATGAACGTGGACTTCGAGGTTGACCAGCTCAGCCTCACGTCCACGGCTGGTGGCACTGTGGGCTCGCTGTGGGACAGCTCGTACTGGAACCAGGACTTCTGGGCCGGTGGCCGCCGCTCGTTCGGCGAATGGCGCTCGGTGGAAGCGTTGGGCTTCGCCATCGCGCCGTCGGTGTTCATCAGCTCCGAAGAGGCGACCACGCTGGCGAGCATCGAGTACATGTACAAGATGGGAGGCCCGCTGTGATGCAGGTGAGCGACGCACGCTTCGTTCATCTGTTCTTCCAGAACAGGCTCGGGCTGCACTGGTCGAACGACTTTCGCGGCGCGGTGTACGTGCCCGACGAGTTCATGGGGCGGCCTGCCAGCATGGACCACGTGGCCGTGGCCGTGGGCTTCAACGGCTTCATCGGTCGCACCTGCTGCATCCACATCGTGATCCAACGCCCCGAGCTGTTCTCGCGGCGAATCATTCGCGAAATCTTCGAGTACGGCTTCCTGCACGCCGGCTGCGAGGTGCTGCTGGCCTTGATCGATTCGACCAACGTGCCCTCGCGCGAGCTGGTGCAGCGCGTGGGCTTCGAGCTGTGCGCAACGGTGCCGCATGGCGGGCTCGAGGACGACCTCGAAATCTGGCAGATGACGCGCGGCGCGTGCCGCTGGCTGAAGCCGCATTGAAGGACCACCATGGGCAAGAAGAGCGGACCACCCGCACCTGACTACGCCGCTGCCGCGAAGGCTCAAGGTGAATCGAGCCAGGAGGCGATCACGCAGCAGACGTGGGCCAATCGCGCCAACCAGACCAACCCCTGGGGCAGCACCTCGTGGAGCGCGAGCAACGCGATTGACCCGAGCACCGGCAAGCCGGTGACGCGCTGGACCGAGAACACCACGCTGGACCCGCGCCTGCAGAGCGCGCTGGACTCACAGATCGCGCTGCAGGGCGGCCGCAGCGACCTCGCCAACAGCTTGCTGCCGCGTGCGCAGCAGGAGTTCTCGCAGGCGATGAACTGGGGCAACGCGGCGCCGTGGGCCAGCGGCCCGCAGGCCGGGCAGCTCAACGCCATGACGAACCCGTTCGGGTTCGGACCTCGACAGCAGGCCATCGACACGTCGCGCCAGGGCACGCCGCAGCTGCAGACGTCGCTCGACTTCAGCGGCGCGCAGCAGGTGCAGGGCTCGGCCGATCAGCGCGCACGTGCGGAGGATGCGATCTACCGCAGCGCGACCTCGCGCCTGGACCCGCAGTGGCAACAGCGCCAGCAGTCGCTGGAAACCGACCTCGCCAATCGTGGCATCTCGCAGAACAGCGAGGCCTACTCGCGCGCCATGGCCGACTTCGACCGCTCGCGCAACGACGCCTACACGCAAGCGAACCTGGGCGCGATCACCGGCGGCGGCGCCGAGGCGCAGCGCAACTTCGGCATGGACATCGGGCTGCGGCAGCAGCAGGTCGGCGAGGTGGGCCAGCAGGGTCAGTTCACCAACACCGCGCTGGGCCAGGGCTTTCAGTTCGGCAACACCGCGCGTGACCAGCAGCTCGCCGCGCAGCAGCAAGCGTTCGCACAGCAGCTCGGGGCGAGTCAGTTCGGCCTGGGCCAGCAGCAGCAGGCCTTCGGCCAGCGGCAGGCCGCCGGTGCGCAGAACTTCAACCAGGGCTTGCAGGCCGCGCAGTTCCAGAACCAGATGCGCCAGCAGCAGCTGGCCGAGGAGATGCAGCGGCGCGGCTTCAGCCTCAACGAAATCAACGCGATCATCAGCGGCCAGCAGGTGGGCATGCCGCAGTTCAGCGGCTACAACCAAGCAGGCGCTGCCCAGCCGGTCGACTACATGGGCGCCGCGCATGCGCAGTACGGTGCTGCGCAGGACGCATACCAGAACAAGCAGGCCGGCATGAACGCGCTGCTCGGAGCCGCCGGCCAGTTCGGCCGGGCGTTCATGTTCGGGCCGTAAAGGAGAGCGACGATGACCTACCC